ATCCGAATTTAAAAACATTCAAAGCCTTGTAGGATTTGCATGGGAAGATATTTATACCGCTGAATTGCTATTAGCAGGCTTTAAATTTGATTACTTAAACGTACAATTTAAAACCTCTACTTTACAGGATGAGGTTAAATGGCAACAAGGACAGCAATATAAGATTGCTAATATCCAAGAGAAATATTTGTCAGGTTGGATTAGTCAAGAGGCTGCAGCTGATGAAATGGATTATGAAGCACCTGACCAACCGATTCCAAGAGATATACCAAACTTAGCTCAAAAAATCGTTCAACAACAAGAACGCCAAAAACAGAAAAACGAAGACGCTAAGAAAACCCGAGATACCAATACCCCAGTGGAAAAATCAGTCAAAGATAAACCACGTGGCAAAAAGGGGAGAGAAGATTAAACAACACCTAACCTAATAATTATTATGCCAAAAGACATTATAAGATTAACAGGCAGCCATGCCTTAGTAATATCCAACTTACCAGAGAAAGAAGCTCTGGCTCCATTATCTAAGAAAGCTGAAATGGAAGCCAAAGAAATTTCATCTTTCGGTTTATTCGATACCGCAACACCTAATTTCTCTAATTATTACCCTGGAGTAACAAAAGAGGACTTAAATCCTGAGGCTGACAAAGCCTCTTTTATCTTTCCAGTATATAGAGCTTTATCGGAGGTTATCGTTCATAAGAAATATAACCCTATCGACTTTGCTATGAATAACGCATTAAAATCCTCATTGGGTATGTTAAAAGCCCAGTCGGTTTATGCTAATCATGAAATGGCAGTTGGTAATGAATTAGGCTCGGTATTGGATGAAAGCTGGCAAGCAAGTTACAAAACTGAAAGTGGAATAACTGTACCAGCCGGTATCAATACTAGGTTTAAATTAGACGGTAAGTCTAATCCTAAAATTGCAAGGGGTATCTTAATGGAGCCACCTTCTATTCATTCAACCTCAGTTACTGTTGAGTTCAAATGGGAGCCATCTCATCCCTCAATGGAAAAAGAGGAGTTCATGAGTAAGATAGGAACCTATGGAGCCGACAAGCAATTAGTAAGAAGGGTGGTAACAGAAGTAAATAAGTACCATGAAATTTCTCTTGTTGCTCATGGGGCTGACCCATTTGCACAAATCATAAAGGATGCTAATATTAACAATCCTGAATATGCGGATAAGGTATACAACTCATTAAAAGAGGAATCCAAAAGACGAGTATACTTTTTCTCATATAAAGATAACCTTACCTCATTAACAGAAGAAACTCCAAAAGAAGTAGAACAACCAGAACATAAAAACCAAAAGAATAGTATGCAACACCTTTTAAAATTAGCCTTATTATTAGGCATCATGACAGAGGGCAAAGATTAGAAACCGTAATCAGCAACAAATTATCTGAGTCTTTAGCAGCAACCAATAAGGTTACTGAATTGACCAACAATTTCAAAACCGTTAATGATGAGTTGACTGTCCTTAAAGCAGCTAATCCTGAATTAACCAAATTAGCAGATGTAGGTAAAGCTGCATTGGCCGCCAAGAAAGAAGCAGTAAAAGCTCAATTAGCATTACTTAAAGATAATAACGTGGATGCCACCTTATTAACTGTAGTTGAAAATGCTGACTTGACAGCATTAACTGCATTGGAAAAGGATTACGCAACTCAGCTTGATGCTAAAGCACCACTTCATTGCGAAGAATGCTCAAGCACTAAAGTAAGTCGTAGAACCTCTACCGCAGAAGAAGGCCATGAGGTAACTAAGAACAACACTGATAAACCTAAAACCGTAGCTGAGGCTGCTAAGTCAATCCAGAAGTTACACCAACCAAAATCTATGTTCGCATCTGAGGACTAGTAGGTACCCAATTTGTTATTTAATTAAAAACAATTAATACTAAAAGAATATGAATACTTTAGGTGGAACTACCACAACTATATTCTTCAAAGGCTTTTCAGGTAAAAACCTTTTTGAAGAATTTAAAGCTGCTGCCGCAATTAAAGCAGGCCAGTTTGTAAAGATTACTACTGACGGAGAAGTAACTCCAATCTCAGCTGGTGACAATGCCCTATTAATCGTAGGCGTTGCATTTGCTGATGCAGCTGAAGATGCACAGGTAACTGTTGCAATGAGAGGCTACGGAACACTCATCGCTGAAGGTTCAGCTGGAATGACACCGGGACCAGTTAAATTTGCATCATTTACTGCTGGCACAGGCTTAAACAGATTTGCCCAAGCAACTGAAACATCAGCTGGTTGGATGGCTGCTACCTCGGGTGGAGCTGTAACAACTGCTATTCCAACAGCAATGGACAAAGCTATGATTGGCTGGTCTTTATTAGGAGCCGCTGCTAATGGTGACCAAATCCGTGTTGTAGTAAGAAACTAATTAACCTTCAAAAATTAATAGGAGAATAATACATGAATATTGAAAAATTTGAAGCCTCGAAATATCGCACAGGCTTAGCAGAAATGGGGGCTAAAATGAACTCCATGAGAAGGGATGAGAAAAACTCTGTGGATGTATCTTTACAGGAAATGGTAAAGTATACTCATGCAACCTCATTGGATTCCTTCTTCACTGAGTTGGGTATTGACTTAAATCAAGATACCATCCAGAACATTACTAACTTACCTGACCCGTCAGTACGTTGGTTAATCCCGGAAATTTTCCGTGAAACTTTAAGATTGGGTTTAAGAAAATCCCCAATCTATCCTAATATTATCGCCGCTGAGATTTCGGTTCCACAACCGACTATGACCATGCCTGCTTTCAATATGAGTGATGCAACACCTAGTAAAGTAGGGATTGCTGAAACCATTCCATTTGGTAATGTATCTTTCCAAAGTAAGCAAGTTAAAATCGGTAAAATGGGACGTGGTATCCAAATCCCATATGAGGTTGAACAATATGTATCTGTAAACTTGGTATCAATCTGGTTACAAGATTTCGGTATCAAATTTGGTATGGGTATTGATTCAATGGCGATTGATTGCTTAATCAATGGAGAACAAGCTGATGGTTCTGAATCAGCCGCAGTAATTGGAGTTGCCTCAGCTAACACATTAACCTACAAAGATATTTTGAAGGTATGGTTAAGAATGAGCAGATTGGGTAGAATGCCGGACTCTATTATCGGTGGTGAAGATGCAGCATTGTTAACTTTGGATTTGAATGAGTTCAAAAAATCTGCTAATGGTGCATCACCTGAAAAGACTTTGGATTTGAAAACTCCATTGCCACAAAGAGCTAACTACTTTATCCATGGTAACGTACCAGCTGGTGACCAAATCATTTTGGATTCTGGTTCAAGCTTAATCAAGTTGAATGCTCAGCCTTTATTGGTTGAACAAAACAAAGAGGTATCTAACCAAACCAAAGAATGGTATGCTTCAATGACCACTGGCTTTACTACTATGTACCGTGATGCCCGTATTATCCTTGACCATACCAAAGCTTTCTCTCCAAGTTACGGATTCCCAGCTTGGATGGACCCAACTGGACAAGAGAACACAGTTATTTCCTAACCTGCTTCCTTATCTTCCATACGCTCTAAACTGGCAGCTCCTTAGGGCTGCCTTTTTAGTTTCGTAGCTAAGTAAAAAAGCAACACTAATAAAACAACATATATAATTAAACAATTATGGCTAAGAAGTATTTTAAAAACAACCCGTCAGCGACGGTCTACTATGAACCAATTTCAGGTTTGTATCTGGTAAATGAAATCCCAGCAGTTTTAGATTATGACCCTCAAAGACACAGAGATATTGCGGCTGCAATTAAATCTGGTAGAATCATTGAGGTAAGTGAAGCTGAATTTGAAGCAATCACTGGAGAAATTGTTGAGGCTAAACCAAGCAAGAAAGCTAAAGCAAAAGAGGAACCAATTGTAGATGAAACCCCAGCTGGCGAAGATGAAGGTGAAGATGATGAGGATTCAGATGATGAAGAAACCCAATCACCCTTAGAAGGTTTAACCAAAGAAGGAATGATGGCTTGGGCTGAAGAACAAACATTTGTATCAGAAGCTGACCTTAATGAGGCTAAGAAAATTAAAAGCAAAGAAAAACTCCAAAAATACCTTCAAGAACTTTTGGATTTAGAAAACAACTAATACCTACCTATCATGGCTAAACCACACGCAAATTTCTATTTTGAAAATAAAGAACTGCTAAAAATCAAATGCAGGGATTTAAGCAATGATTCAAGTACACCCCCAGTATCAGAGTGGGTATGGAATTTTGGTGATGGTTCAGATGTATCTAACGAACAAAACCCGGAGCATACTTACCCTGCTCCGGGCATTTATCTGTTAAGTCTAACTGTAACCTCAGCTGAAGGGCAATCCATTAAATCAACCTATTTAACATTAGATGATGATAAATTCATTATCACACTACCCATAATTGAGTTAGTAAGATATAAGATACCAGCACCTTTATTTGATTATCTTAACATCATTAACTTAATCCAAAAATGGCAACTATACTTACAACCACAGATTAACCCAATCCCTATATCAGATGCGGATGTATTTGATGAAACAAAATGGCCTAGCTTAGCTAATGCCCTTATTGCGGATTTAGCTGTGTTTGATATATTGATGAATACATTGGACCAAATGGTAGCATTATCAGGTGGAACTGTACCAACCGGCGGAGGCACATCTGGAACTACAAATGTACCTAACCTAAATGAGAATGTTAAAATCATTGAAATAGGTCCAAGCAAGACAGAATGGTTTAATCAACAAGAATCCGGAGCCCAATGGTTTAAAGCTGTA